TCAGAAAACTTTCCTTAGTAAGTGATCCAGAAGCAAAGGAGCGAGTAATCGCTATCTTTGACTACTGGTCGCAGACAGTTCTAAACCCTTTGCACGATTCTCTTATGAGTTTCGTATCAAAGATCCCAGGTGACTGTACCTACAATCAGCAGGGGTCTTCTAGATTCCTGCCTGATTCTGGTCCTTATTACTCTATGGATCTCCATGCGGCGACAGACCGGTTTCCCGCTGAAGTTCAGCGGGCCGTTCTTGCCCAATTGGTAGATTCCAAAGAGTATTCGGATGCTTGGTTGCGAGTCATGACCGGGAAACCCTTCTCCAATCCATGGGGTGAACCCATTAGATATGGAGCAGGGCAACCTATGGGAGCTTATAGCTCCTGGGCCATGTTCGCGGTCTGTCACCACTTAGTAGTTCGTACTTCAGCTATGCGTGCTGGGTTAAACCCAGTCGCGTTCACTGCGTACGCCCTATTAGGTGATGACATCGTCCTTACTAACACATTAGTTTCGCGTGAATACACGAAATTAATGAGTCAGATGGGCGTGACCCTATCTGATTCAAAGACACACGTATCGGATGATGCGTATGAATTTGCAAAAAGATGGTACCAAGCAGGGATTGAGATCTCAGGATTCCCACTTCGCGGAATCTCTGAATGTCAGAAATGGCACGAAGTGGCGGAAGAACTACGTTCTTCCCTACTTCGATGGTCTTTGAATCCCATCGATCTGGAACCCGGGTCAATCCCCTCACTCCTTGGTTATCTCGGGTTAAGAATCCGAGACTCACACAAGGTGTGAAGTTTCCTACACCTCCCCAAAGGGGGAGACTCGGAAGAAATCCGGGCACGTAAAGTAAAATACTTTACTAGCCGGCACTTCCGAGAAGTGTTTGGTTGTTTTGACCGGCTAGAGATTAGTGAGACATTTGTCTTACAATCCCTGGCTGAGATCAAAGCAGCCTTGATGGAAACGGGGATCCGGAAGGTCTTTACTCTAGGTCAGAAATTTCTTTCTGGTCTAGCTTCGGACCTTCCCGGAGAGCTGCCTGACCAAGGAGCATTGCTAGCTGTACCAGTAGTTGGCGCCGTAAGGGGCCAACTGCTTGATCTTCAGACATCTTTCGATGATCTTAGATCAGCGTACTACGATTTGGATGAAGACATTGTCTTCAATCGGATCGCACTTGCGATAAGTGATCCAACAAGGATCCTTACAGCAAGAGCTAGTAAAGTAGTCTTGATGTCCAAGGCATCCGTAGTGAATAAATATTCACAATGGGCTAAGGATTATCAAGCCACAAGAGATCACTTGTTAAGTGATATCTCGTGCCCACCACCAGATCAAGAGGACGTACTATCTCCAGAGGAGGTTGCACATCCAAATGATCAAACACGGTGGTAGACCACTTCCCCCGGGGATTAGAGACAGTTGATAAGACTGTCTCCGGGGCCCCGGGGAGTACCTCTCGCACCAAAAGTGCG